GTAGCTTCTTCACTCACGTTTCAATTCTCCTCTCTGGGGACCGGGGGGAAGAACTACGTCATCTTCCTTTCTACCCCAAGGTTTAGGAACTGGCTGCCCAGGCTCTCTGGGCGGATCGGCCAAAGCTCGCAAAGTGTGGATCGCGGAATACGAACCTTCCTTAAAGGCATTCTGAAGTGCATTCACCTGAATATCTCCAGCCGTACGATGCCGGTAGATCTCTTCAAGAATCACACTGCAGGCCGCTTTAAAAAGTGTGGTACTAACCACCGCACGCCATTGTTCGGCGTAACCTAAAACTGTCCACTCTTCATGTGTCATTCAGATGTTCCAACGGGCTCCTCATCAACACCCTGACCCATTTGCGAATGTTGAGCTTCCAGGCCCATCAACTGCGCTTCGCGCGCAATCCGGCGAGCCATCCGAGCATCTTCGAAAGCGATCTTCTGTTTGCCTTGATCAGCGATGATCTTGTTCTTCATGTCAGCCTCCTGCTGCATGATCGACATCTTGACCTGATGTGCTTGAATCGCGGCAATCAGTTTCTGATCGAGCGGCGGCTGACCTTGGCTTTGAGCATTGCTTTGCGCTTGCTGTGCCGCACCGGTTGTCGGGACTCCAGGGCCTGCACCACCGGGTGACACTGGCGCGCCACCGCCACCACCGGGTGACACCGGACCACCAGGGGTAAGCGCGCTGACTTGCCCACCCGGCAATTGGCCATTCTGCGCACGTTGCGCGAGGACCGCTTGCGCTTGCGCGGCTTGCTCGCCTTCTTTAGCGGCAGCGGCCTGCGCTTCCTGGATGTTATGATCTAATTGGGTCAGGAAACCTTCAACCATGTTCAAACCCCGGTTGATATACCGGACTTCCTGTACTCGGGTTGGGTCGGCAGCCATCTGTTGAACGTGCTGCACAATGTGATCCAGGAACATGTGCAATTGCGGAGAGCCCTGCATCGCCGGGGTTGAGCCTTCCTTGATCCCGGCAATCACCTGATGAATCGCCGTAAAATGAACGGTGATGTGAACACGCGGCATATCCTGCGCATTCACTTTAATCGGCTGTCCCAGCATCATGACCGCATTTTCTAACTCGGCATCTTTCTGATCCTGCGGCTGACGCCCAGCAGCTTCGACTGGCGGTACATACCGGTCAGCTTGCGCATAACCGACATAGGCCGCGACTCGGTCGCGGATAGCATTGCGCCGGCCGATCTCATCAAACTGCGGAGCCAAGGTGCCGATCTGATCAAGAGCCAGGAGCCGCGCACTGGCGCTGCCGTAGCCCATGGCACGAACCGCGCGCACTCGTTTGACTTCAACTAGCGCCCTCATCGGCACTTTGCGCGCCATGCATCGGCGCCGGAATTCAAAAGCTTCCCGGCCACCGGGGTCTTGTTGCGACAGTTCAGGGCAAGTGGCGCGTCGGTAAGATTCCGCCAGGAGCCGGTCCCAGGGGATGTAGAAAAGGTTCATCGCGCTGGTCGATAAGGTCGACTCCTTCTGAAGCTGCGCCTGAACCTCGAATCTGGTCTTCTCCTTCTGCGCCCTGACCTGGTCGCCACTAGGCTGGCGAGGCTGATACGTACCGGTGTTGGACTCAATCTGCGCAGAAAGGTCTCGGACGATAGGCAGAATATTGTCCGAGATGTTCTGGTGTTTAAGATCAACAAATTTGATGTTGGGTGGAACCAGAGTGAACGGTCCCATGTAGCTGAAGGATAGTTCGTCCAGCGCGGTAGAATCTTCTGGCTGGATGACCGGACCGGCTGAAAAAAATGTCGCGTCAATAATCGCACAGCGGAGCTGGTTACTGACCTGAATCTGCGGGAATATCTTGTACCCGAGACCTCGAATAGAATGATAATATCCGTTGCCAATTCCGTAGGTGAAAATGTGAAGACAATTTCGGATCGATTTGAAACGGCCAATACGCTTAAAGATGAAATCCTGGTTGAGCCCGTTCTCCAGAGTCATGAAATGGCTGACCGTGCCGTCGAACTCTTTGATCCAGAAGTGCAGAACCCAGATCTCTTTGGCCCTCACCCGCCCGAAATAGACATCGTTCTGCTTGATTTCGCGCTCTAGCTCTTCCCATTCCCACGACGTGGGGGCGGAATTGCGGCTGGAAGTCGCCCAGTAAATTGCCTTTTTAGTCTCCTCAACATTCCAACCATTTTCTGCAGCAAATTCGGGGTCTTTGATGAAGTTGTAGAGCTGGGTTGTCGTGTAACGTCGTCGGGCAATCGCATAATCGATATCCTCCTCGTTGGCCGGGGTGTTGCGCGGTAAGACGAAATCCGCGAGACCACAGATTTTCCAACGCCAATCGTAATCGTCTTCAAAATAGGATATCCCCAAGCCATGGACAACAAACTCGCGCGCAAGCGATTGATTATTGAATTCAAACCGATGCCAGGTCCGGAGCATCCGATCGAACTCCTCGCTTATGATCTGGCTCCATTCGACGCGGACCTGCGTATCTCCATATGCGGTTTCGACATGCGCGAGCTGATCAACCGAGGAGGTCAGGTCATTGTATGGGGCGAGCGCCGACTCGATAATGGCCTGACCTTCCAGAAGATTAAGATTGGTGCGCTGGGACTGCCCTAGATTGTCCAGCTCGGCCTGATCGTACGGCGGCCAGCCGTCGATCATTTCCTGAACCCGGGCCCGGTTGTAGGCGTTCGACCGATCCGCTTGCCAGGCTGCGGTCCAAAGCGCCCAGGCTGCAAAAACATCTGCTAACCGAGAACCCTTGGGGGTATTGCCTTCATAATCAATGTTGGCTAATTGATCCTCAGTCAGCTGGTTCATACTGTGGGCTCAAGTTGATGCTCCAATTCAGGTTGTGCTTCCGGCTCTTGTTCAACCTTGGGAGGTTCTGCCCACCGTTCTCGCGAAGCGAAGAATCCGCGCATGATATTCATCAAGGACAGGTCCTTGCATCCATGATGAACCACCGCGTCAGGCCGCAAAGGATATGGTTCATACGGCAAAGTCGATCCCGGCACCCGCTCACCCTTGATCTCGCCGGTCTTCTTATCGCGCTTGTAGCGGATGGTCCGCCATTGATGGTCGATCAAATTGGTTCCGGCGGCGTGCTTAACGATCTCCCACTGCCAATAAACATCCCAGGGTACGGTCGCGTGTGGAATCGATTTCCAGAGGGTCGAATACTGAGGAGCATTCTGCGGATAAATCGAGGTCCCGATCAAATGGGTTCCATCCTGGATAAACCGTTCCTGAGAAGTGCCTCTGCCACGCAACCAATAGGATGGATGAATCACTCCCATGAAAGGCCGCGCCACCCGATCGTATTCATCCGAAAGCGTATTGAGCCAGTTGGGTTTGATCGGGGTGTTATCCGGCTCAAACATGTACCAGGCTTTGCACGCAACCTCCGTCCAGATGTGGTAAGAGATATCGTGAAACATCAGGTTGCAGCCGATCGGCCAGCCGTCCCGATGATTGTGCACAAAGTGCGTGTAGACCTTGGAAAACTGGTCTCCGATTACCTCTCTGATCTCATTAGCCGCCGCTTCACAGTCCTTCGGCGTAGCGATAAGCACTTCGTGCGATTTATACGGGCCGACATGCTCCAGATATTTGGCTAAACTAAGGGCCAGTCGGGCGTCCAGGGCGCTAAAGGGAAGAACTAAAAGCACAGTTTTCTCATACCTCCAAAAATTTTTGTATCAACGAAATGATCCACTAGCAAGGTCGTTTCCGTAACGAAGCCGGGGAGCATTGATCTGAGCAAATCGCTTAATCTTCTGCATGACAGCCCTTTGCGGAGGAATCTCGCCGTTGTCTTTTGAAATTTGTGGAATGGTCCGAATCCCTTTTTCGCCTCCGGGAATAGCACCTAATCGCGTCCGGCACAGATCCACCACAATCATGGCTGCATCTGCCACATCTGGGCTCCTTTGAGTGCGACTGCGCATGTCTTCCTTGCTCTCAACCCGGATTCGAAGGCCGCTGGAATGCTTAACCGTCGAATAGTGACGGGCCGTCAGTTCTTTGGCCAATTCGGGGATGACACCTTTCAGCTGGTTGTTGCGCAAAAACTCGTGGCCAACATACCAGAGTTCACTCACCCGATTCTCGTATCGCTCGCGAGCGGGTTCACTGGAAAACATCGAAATTGGCATCTCGGTCGCAAGACCGCTAAATGAAACAGCCAGAACATCGGGGTGCCAAATCTTATGAACAATGTCAGCAAAGGTAACCCCGGCACCTGTACCATCAAAAGCCGCGTGCTCCGGTAAGACCCCGCGTTTCTCACAATATTCCTTATACTTGCGAGCGATCTGAAAATTTCTCGGTTCCCCCTTGTTGGTGACATCCTCCTCGAGGATGACCAATTCTGAGAAAAAGATGACCATCCGACCGTCGCGATCCCGACCGTAATGACTGAGCCAGAGCGCGGAACGGTCGCCACCATTTGTGAAGCCAGGATCAAGCGCAGCAACCAGCGTAGGAGGTTCAGTTCCCCAGACGACATTCTCGGACGCCTTGAACTTGACCATATCGGGTTCTGAGTAAATCGCAGTCTCGTCACCCGTAGGCGACCAGAATCCACGGAACATTCGCCAAAAAGCGAGGCTGTTCTGATCCATCTTATCCTGCGCCTCCCGGATCTGATGGCAGCCGATGATCGGCCAGACGTCCTCTTGAGCAAGCCAATTCGGACTTTTGAGTGCATCAAAATGAAGGCAATACCCGCGCTTGGTATGCCACTCCTCGTCCTCTACAGTGACTGATCCCCACCCATCTATAGGTTCACTAAGAAGACCATGAGGATCGTAAAGGGAATTTGGATTACCACTAGCAATCAATTGGAAGAATGGATTCAAACTCAGATTAGACTCAGCTGCGCCGATGAGCGCTTCCGAAAGTTCGGGCAGCTCGTCCGCCAGAAGGAAGACACGTTTGTTCTTCATCCCGATGATTTTGCCGACCGCCTCGCGCTCTTTCTTCTTCTCCCCCGCCAGGAGTGAGATCCCGCACCGATCACTGGAGTAGACTTTTCCGTTGTACTCAAACCGGATGATCCCGGCCGAATCGACTAACTTACCCGGCAGACCCTTAACCGCCCTCCAGTAGTCACAGACGCTACCCCAGATCCGCCGCCGGCTATCTTTCAGGGATGTAGAGGTAACCAGTACAAGGGTCTCGGCCGGAGCGCACATATAGTTAACGATCCCCCAGAGGGCACAAAAGTCAGTCTTGCCGCTGGACCCGCACCCAGCCAGGGAGACATACCGATGCTGGCAGCAGACCTGAGCCATCCGGATCGCCCAGGGGTGCCAGACAAAGGGCTTTTTGGACTCCTTCCCCCAGAAGGCCCGGACACAATTAATGAAGTGTTTGTACTTCCCCAGCCCCCCGCTTGCCTCGGTGAACCCGTCCCGAAAAGCGATCAGCTCGATCTCAATGGCACCAATCCCAGGGCGGAATTTCCGGCCATATTTGAGAATTCTTCCTTGGGCGTCTTGACTTTCAATTTCCACTGAGGTAGAAGTTTAATACATGCAGCTAGTCATCCCCCGAGAAGGCTTTATGCTTCGTTCCGACCTAGAACGGATCGTTATTGACACTGACGCTTCCTCCAAAGAGGACCGACTTTTGACCCGACAGGAGGTCGCCCGGCGACTCAATAAGACCATCCGCACTGTAGATGTTTACAGGCGCTTAACCGGCGAGGCAAGACTCCATTCGGAACGCTATCGCAACCGATGTGTGATCAAAGAAAGCGAATACAAGCGTTGGCTGGCCTTCATCACTGCCCAAAAAGACTTTGTCTTACAGGAAAATTTTGATGGAAGTAATAGCAGCTTTCGACCCCGGAAAAGGCGGGGGAGTTTCGTGGCGGGACAATACCGGATCAGTGATCAGCGCAGCTTTACCTAAAGTCCCGCGCGACCTCGTTCAGTTAATCAAAGAAATCAACCCGTCCGAATCCCTTATTGAGAAGGTAGGCGGTTTTATAGGAGACGAAGAAAAATCAACGGGAGCCAGGATGTTTCAATTCGGATACTTCGCGGGAGGGCCTTACTGGACTCTGCTCACGCTTGGACTTCGGGTCCGGTTCATAACTCCTCAGAAGTGGCAAAAGGCGCTGAGTCTAGGCCACCGGAAAGACCACGGGGAGAAATGGAAAAATCACCTCAAGACAGTTGCGTCGGATCTATACCCTTCGATTACCGTTACGCTGGCGACGGCGGACTCGCTCCTGATCTTGGAAGCGAGAATTCGTGGACTGATTTAGAAGAAGAACCGGAGCTTCCGCTAGAAGCCCCGGTCAAAGAAACAAGCAACAATGCAAATGCAATAAGCGATTCAAACGATGCCATACCCATCCCAGACTGCAAGGGACTCCTGAATCGAAAAGGTGTCTATGAAACAGCCCTGAAACTGGCCAATGACCGGTTTCCCGGCAATGGAGGTCCCAGTC